CGGGTTTGAACACCGTTCCAAAAGTGCCTTCTCCTAATATGATTGGTTCCGACATTATATAATATAACGAAACAAAATTAGAGGAATGCCTCTATATTTCTATTATGCAAAGAGAAGAAAACGCCATTGTTTTCAAACAACTCGCTTTTTTTATTTCGATCCGTAAAATCCCAAATATTATTTTTCATGGGTCGTCCGGCAGCGGCAAGCGCTCCATCGTATATGATTTCATAAACCGCATTTATAACAACGACCGTGCTCGCATCAAATCGAATGTAATGTTCGTTAATTGTGCCCATGGTAAGGGTATCAAATTTGTTCGCGAAGAGTTGAAATACTTCGCTAAAGCAAACATTCAGTGTAATGATAATAATCTGTTTAAAAGTATTGTCCTCTATAATGCCGACGATTTGACGATTGATGCCCAGTCTGCATTGCGGCGGTGTATCGAGTTATTCAGTCATAATACGCGGTTTTTCATCGTCGTTGAAAACAAATACAAACTCTTGAAACCCATTTTGTCGCGATTCTGCGAATTGTATGTGCCCGACAAAAAAGAGGCATGTTCCGATCCAAACACAATTAAGTACAAGAGTCTTCATACGGTGGAACTGGAGAATATATACTCGATGGAGGACGAAAAACGGGAAAAACGCGCCACATGTATCGGGACTCAATTGAAACCGGTGATCGATAATTTGATTCGCGACGGCGCTGCCGTAGGCGTCGACCACAAATGGTTTGTGAGTTTCGTAAATTCACTTTATGAAGAAGGCGTGTCTGCTTTGGACGTCATCAAATATTTAGAAGAAGATTTGAATCCACCTGAATTGTATTCGCAAATACTGAGACTCAAGTTCTGTTTCAACAAGATTAAGAGCGAATTTCGGTGTGAGAAAATGCTGATGATGTATTTGTTTGATTTTTTGTTGTTTCGTTCAAATCAGTCGATGAAAAATATTTCCTTTTTATAATAAGATGGATGATTTTGTGAGAACAAATTTGAATGAAGCGCGCAATGAATGGTGCAGTCGTTTGGTTAATATTATGTGTCCGTTGGTGATGGAAGGAATTCGCTCGATTTTTGCCGAGTCGTGGAAAATGAGCATCGATAACAAAGAAGCGGAGAAATATTTAATGACGTTCCAGAATTTCTTGTGTCGTATTCCAAAATGGAATCAGACCACAATCGAGGATGAACGAAAACGCATCATTGAGAAATCGGGGTGTAATTATTTGGAGGATTTGATTACGTGTGTTCATATTATCCAGTTGAAGATTTTGACTTGTGTTCGCGTGGGGCATCGGCAGAAGAAAATCGATATTTCGATTCCCAAGCTGGACGACTTTGTTCATAAAGTGTATATTAATACCGCGAGTAAGGTGTATCGTAATGCCTATATTTTTGATAAGTATGCGTCGGCCTTACAGCAGCAACGACACGCACGCGAATTCGAAATCATCGTGGAGGAATGTATTTTGAAAACTATTCGCGAAAGTATTCCCACCGAGGCCATTGTCCGGGCGTATTTAGATGAGTCGGAGGAATTCGAGGAGGAAGTGATCGTCGAAAATGCCCCGACCGAGGATGCCGACGCGACACAGGAAAAACCAGTGGTTAAAGATGAGCACGTAGGTGGGGACTTGGTTAAGGACGAGCCGCCATCCCGCGATGCGGTTCCGTCCATTACGAATATGTCGGATGAGCCGGTTACCACGCGTCTCACGTTCAATGACATCGACAGTGCGATTTATGACGACGGCCGTGAGGAAAAGATACAGGCCTCAAAGGCAATTCCCGATTTGGAAGAACTCGGAATGAAACGCGCTTTAGAGGAAAAAATACGGTTAGATGAGGAAGATGACGACAACAGACCTCTTAAGATTGGAGGCGATGAGATGAGTCTTGATTTAGGCGCCATGGATTTGAACCCGTTTTCACTGAATGGATCGGATGTTTTGTTAGATGATATCGAGGAAATGTAAGGATCGACATTTTCTATGTAAATGCGGTTAAAATCCCCGTTTTAAAAGTTTTAAAATTATATATTTAGTGGTATGGAAACAATTGTCGCAACCGTTATAATTACAACTGTCCTCTATATTCTTATCCGTATTATCGAGATGAAAGTTCTGAAAAAAGAAATGAAACCGGTGAAGGAACTGGTGCGTGATGCCGCCATTGTGGCGGGGTCTTCGGCGGCGGCCGTGTTTCTAACGTCGTCGATGGGCAAATCAGTCGGTGGGTTTTTGAACGCGGTTACTGAGCAACCGATGTTGCCTGCGTCGGCGCCGGTTTTTACTGACCCACCTGGGTTTTAAATAATAATAATATTTTTGATGTAATTATATTATTATTTATGGAATTTATCTCGGTCTATTATTAAAATAGTTGTCGTAATCAGTTTCTTTTATCAAATTTATGGATTTCAGCAAATTTAGGTATCTTACAAATTTGTTTTCGTTTTGCTTATACATGTATTCATAAATTTCTTATTTTCATGGCGCCGAAATCTTTGGTATATACTTATAATTATTGTAGATAATATGACTTATTAAATTTTCACGGCGTCTTTGATTTTACCAAAAAATCTCTTTGCATCATCTTCACTTCATGCAGAATATCAAGTTTGGCTTGCTTATTTTGGGGGTTATATTTTATATATGCAAACATAAAAATTTTTATTACATCATTATTAGAAAACAAGTTTCGTTCAAGTAATATTTTTAGAATTTCCGGATCTTCTATATTCACTTTGTTTATAATTTGTGAAATCTCACTATGAATTTTCTCCGCATTCTCAATCGTAATATTATCTATTCCATAAATAAAATTTTTCCCCGATTCTTTGCCGATTATACTCGCATCAACTAATGCAGTAATATTATCTATTTTATCAATAAAACTTCCCCCCAATTCTTTGTCGATTATACTCGCATCAACTAATGCAGTAATTATTATTTTATACTCGTCTTTGTTATTTCTTATTAAACGGAAAAAGCGCTCTTTATTATATTGATTCGGTTCACTTGTGATAGTTTTTTTCGAGTTTCCAATAGATCTTTTACTTTTGATAGTAGGTAATTTAGTTCCGCCTCTTGTCGATTTCCCTTTTATTCTAAAGTTCTTTTGCCTCCTTAAATTCTTCCGCGTAGCCATTATATATTGTATTTATATTTTTGTTTTGATTCACATAAAACACACTTTTTCTCCCAGATGTTTGAAAAACGCGCCATTATACGGAACGTTCTTCTCCATTGATTTCGCGATTGTCTTGTCGCTGATCTTCTCTGAACGGATACAGTCATACTGACATCCATATTCGCGAATCATTTTACCTGACTGGTCAAACACTCCGAACCCATTCTTGTAAAGCAGCGGTTCCCTCCCGTGTTTCTCTATAAACTGTTCGCGGGTTTCGCATTCGTCGAATAATTTATATACGTGGCCTTTGGTCACGGTGCCTTTTTTCACGGGTGTGTCGAGCGCCGACGACGATCCGAATCCGTTCATGATCGCCGCCGTCTTTCGGTCCAAATACACATTCAATATCTCGGTTTGGTCTGGCGTCAGTTTGGCTATGTATCCGAGGTTTTTGACGCGGGTTTGTTTTGTCGGTTGGACGTTTTCCAATTTGGACGCGTCTCTGTCTCTTTCCACAAACATCCATCGGAATCCGCAATATATTGTGTTTTCGGTTACGGCGCTGGTTAGACTGGGGCGTTTGATATTGCGATTCTCATTCATTAGTTGCGTCGCACATTCGTAGACTTTCACCAATTCCATTGTTTCGGGGTTGATTTGCTGGACGCGCGGGCCCAGGGTCACAAGCGGTTCTTGGAATCCCGTGACGGTTTTGGGTGTAGATAATTTATCTAGTATTTCTCTGTTTTGTTTTTCTATATTGTCCATTTTTGTATGTAATGTGTTGATTTCCAGTTTCGAAAACAACATTTTGATATGTTCTTCAAAAATATTGTCCTTTTTCTGAAGCTCAAGTTTTAGTTTCTCAATTTCGAGCTCTAATTTGTATGTGCTGGATTCTTGATAGTTATCTATTTGACTATTGATTGTGTCGAGTATCATTTGGTAAGTTAATTCTTTTCCAATCAAAAATAATTCCAATTCATTTTCGTGACCTTGTAAATCACGAACACGATTAATTCTGATTGATTTATGGTTGTGAATATATGATTCAAAATCTTTACTTCTATTCACCGTAAACACATCCAATAAAACACATTCTGGGTATTTTTTTTTATGTTCATTGTATCTACCAGTTATTCCGCGCCGACTTTCGCCAATTTTTACAATATATTGACCATTTTCAAATGTCTTTACACGAATAATATAGACAATTGGAATATAAATTGAAAACTGGTTAAGTAAAATTTTTTCCTTTTCAATTATCTTCTGGAGTTTCATTTTATTTTGGTGCTCGGCTTCTTTTACGGAGGCGTCATTTGCATTTGTTATTTGAATATTATCTAATTCTTTTTTTGCTTTTTTAAGTTGGTCGGAAAGCGCTTTACATTCATCCATTATAACTTCTTGTAATGTTTTTTCCATTTTGATGTAATATTCGTGTATCTCGTCCGACTTTTTGGTTCCCGCCTTTAAACAAAATCGTTTGAAGGTATTTATGGTAAGCATTATTACTTCCTTGTTTTGTCCTCCTCTCGTGTCGGGTTGCTTTGCAGGTTGGCAAAGCGTGATTTTATAATCTGTATTTTCAATAAAGTTTTTTTCCAGCAACAATTTTGCGCTTACTTTCTGACTGAATCCAATCCATTTCCATATATTATCCAGATCAATTATAAAATCGTGTTTATCGTCATAATTTAAATAACAATAGAAACTCGAAATAAACATTTGTTGTTCATATGTCGTGAAATTTGTTCTTACTCTTTCTACCATTGCGGATTGGTAGTTTCCAGTAAGTTTTGTAAGAGGAGTTTTCTCAATCAAGTTTACAATGTCGATGCTCATTATATGAATTAATACTGTTTATTTCTTTATATTCGTTTTGCTTTAGTTTAATAAATTTAAAGCGAATTGTGATTAAAATATTTCGCTTTAGAACAAAGTAAAGCGTGCCGCTGAACTCGCTAAGTATCGTGCTGAGAAGAAGAAAAATAAAGATGTGTAATATGTTTAACCAATAATTGGATTGGCTGTTTTTTAATTTAATTTTTACAAATTAAATTAATTAAGAAATTTTATAAGAGAATATAACAAATTAAATATAATAAGAGCACCGTGTAGGTCACAGAAGCCTCAACTACTGTATGCCACACCGCACATACCCGCCATCACACGGAGGACATTATAACTGTAGGCATACACTCTGACCTTAGCAGTCGAAGTGCCGGCAACAGTTCCGGAAGAAAGGACAAGCTGAAGGGTAGCATTGTCGATTCTGGAGAAGTTGCACGTCCCGGACGGCTGTTGTTCCTCGGGGCGAAGGGCAAACGAGTACAAGTTAATTCCAGTGTCGGGAGCACGAGTGTGGTGCTGGAAGGGCTGGACAACGTCGAAGTAGGATCCCTCTCTCTCGGAGATACGATCCTGTCCGTTAAGTTGGAGCTTAGCGGTGACGACGGGGTTCTCTCCCCAGCAGTGCATGTCGAGGGCAGACTCAGCGAGGACGAATGTGCCGGCATCGGACACATAGGATCCAGTTGCGGCAGTGTTAGGGCTGAAGGAACCGGTGGTGTGCCATTCCTGGCTAACACCGGAAACAATGCCGTCAAGAGCACCTGGCATCTGGAAGACGTTTCCGGAGATGAAGGCGTCGGTGCCGGATGTCTCGGCAGGGCCTCCAAAGACGTGGATGGCGTTGGGGAGAGCATCGATGGCGTCGGTGTAGTTGAAGGGTTGAGCTCCAAGAACCTTGTAAAGGACGTTGCCGGCCTCGAGGGAACTGCAGTAATCAACGTTGGAATCGGGTTGGACGACCCAGATGAGCTCCTTGCAGGGGTGGTTGAAGTTGATCTTGATCTTGTTCGACGAAGATCCGACCGACTCATCACCGGTGTATTGGAGCTGCTCAATGAGATACTCATGGGGGTTCTGAGCCATCTTTCTGCGCTCGTCAGTGTCCAAGAAGATGAAATCAACGTAGATAGAGGCGGCAACGAGAGACTGCTGGTAAGCACTGGTAACAGACTGAGATCCAGAAGCGGCAGTGAGAGACTTAACAGCCCACAAGCACTCACCAATAGGTCTGAAGTCAATGTTGATCTTGACCTCGTGGTATTGGAGAGCAACCAAAGGAAGAGCCAAACCGGGGTTTCGGCAAAACCAGAAGAGGAGGGGGATGTAGAGGGTGGTCTCAGGAAGAGATTTGCGGGGGGCGCAAACCTGACTGGGTCCAGTGGTGGAAGCGCAAGGTCCGTTGATGTCGGCGAAAGCGGGGTCGGTGATGTAGGTAAGCTGAGTGGTGTGGCCAATCATCTTGTAATAACCTCTTTGCTGCTCGGCGGACATGGTGAGCTGATTCCAGATGTGCATCCAGTCACCATATTGGCGATCAATGCGCTGGCCTCCAATCTCGATCTCGACCTGGGCGAGCAACTGCTCGCCGGGGTAATCCAACCAGCGGGCATAAACATCACCATCACCACTCTTTCTAAGATCCTGGTTAATCTCGGGGAGAGTAACCTGGACATAGGTGCGGTAAGCCAAATCTCCGTTTCTGGAGATGGTGCAGGACACACGGCGACCAAAGTCAGCCTGACCGTTGAAGGTCTGCTCGATGGACTCCATGGCGAAGTTGGTGTGGCGTCTGTAAGACACCTTCCAGTAAGTGATCTCGGGGTTTCCTGTAAGGAAAATATCTTGGGCGCCGTAGGCGACTAATTGTAAAAGAGCTCCTCCCATTGTTTTATATATTCCTAAAATATAATTTTTTCTAAAGTTCGACGCAAAAAACGCACGCATCAATACATACAATAAACATAAATCTATCTACGCCTCTACATTCTTCTAGGTAAATTCAAATAAAATAATAACAAAATAACACCGCTATATTTCCAAATACCACCACCGTGATTCTCCGCGCTATGTCCCGACTTTTATATGTTTAGGACATATATAATGCCGACGCTTTGTAAATATGAGAACTGTAGAATAAGACCATCTATCGGCAATGTTTTTTGTTCGACACACAATATTGATAACAATAAAAATGATTTTTCTAAAACACAATGTAGAGGCGACGTGTGTACCTCTAAACCGGCATCAAAAAACTTCAAGGGATATTGTTCCAAATGTTATATTCGATTGTTTGAAGACGACCCACTGACTATTCAAACCCGCTGTAAGACCAAAGAAATAGCAATCAACGATTTTATTCATTGTTATTTTGACGGGTTCGCACATCAAACCCCTCTATGGTTTGGAACAACCCGCATCGACAATCGCATTTGTATTGATAATACGACCATTTGTATAGATGTGGTAGAAGATCAGTCAATTCCACCAAAAATACCAATACTCAGCAATCATAAATACATTTTTATAAGATTCAATCCAGACAAATATAAGATTCATAATAAATCATACAACCCAATGCTGTATCGACGCCTCCCCATGTTGGAGAAGGAAATCAATCATCAAACCAACCGGGTTTTACAAAAGGAGAATATAGAGGCGATCGAAATATTTACACTTTTCTTTGATTCGCCATGATGACTGAGAAATCAAAATTGTGTTCTATGAATTTATCTAAATACTCGTCGGTGTAAACATCCTTTTTCCCCTCGTGTGGTTTTAAAAACACATATTGGTCGCCTTTCTTTTTCACATCCCATCCATCCTCTACTGAATTGTATATGAATATCATTTTCTGAAACGTCTTCGCGTCCATATTGATTTTGCTTAAATCCATTGTTTTCCGGTTCATTTACAATGATTGCGCATTTTTCTATCTCGAACAATTACGTATCTCTTTTCCAAGTGCGTTTGAAAATCGGGTTTTAACCAAGGAAAACAACTTTGTAAATAAAGATAAAATATACGTTATATATTATTTAGGAATGAATTTGCAAGATCCTCTATTACAAGAAGATAATGCGCGCTACGTGATGTTTCCTATCAAGGATCAGGATATATGGAAGATGTATAAAAAGCAGGTGGACAGTTTTTGGCGCGCCGAAGAAATTGACGTCTCCAAAGACCTCGGAGATTGGGCACGGTTAAACGACGACGAGCGCTATTTTATATCGATGGTATTAGCGTTTTTCGCGGCAAGCGACGGAATTGTGATGGAGAACTTGGCGACGCGGTTTATGAGCGATGTACAACTAGCGGAAGCACGGGCGTTTTACGGGTTCCAGATTGCGATGGAAAATATTCATTCCGAGATGTATAGTATTTTAATTGAGACCTACATTCGAAACAACGATCAGAAAACCAAGCTGTTTCAGGCGATCAATAATTTCCCCTGTATTGCTAAGAAAGCCAATTGGGCTCGCAAATGGATTGGTTATGGGACAGATACGCAATCGGTAGAGACGTTTGCGACGCGATTGGTTGCGTTTGCTTGTGTAGAGGGAATTTTCTTCAGTAGTAGTTTTGCCTCTATTTATTGGATTAAAAAACGGGGTTTAATGCCGGGTCTTACGCTATCAAACGAATTCATAAGTCGTGATGAGGCGCTTCATACCGAGTTTGCGATTATGGTTTATTCCAAATTACAGACAAGGATTACGAAAGAACGAGTCATTGAAATTATTCGCGAGGCGGTTGAAATAGAGAAGGAGTTCATAACGGAAGCATTGCCGTGCCGTCTTATTGGAATGAACGCCAAGATGATGGTTCAATATATTGAGTTCGTTGGCGACCGACTGTGTCTTCAACTTGGAATCGACAAGATTTATGGAAGCGTAAATCCGCTCGATTTTATGGAATTAATAAGCATCGATTCCAAATCCAATTTTTTCGAACGTACCGTAAGTGAGTATGCGCTTGCGAATAAAGAGAAGAATGAGGACGTGTTTCTAATGATGTCCGAATTCTAAGGGTGGTTTCATCCTTTTACAATAATATATGTAATATTTTCATATATCATATATTTTCATCTGGGTTTATTTGTTCGGCGCAATATATCGCGGAACTACATCCACGTTGAATGCCGCGGGGTTTGCGATACTTTTGAACGCCGAAAATAGAGGTCGACTCAACTGGTCTCGGGGGACGTGTTTATGAACCACCCGGGCAATCATTTTATACAATTTGAATCCTGGATATCTCTCCTCACCTGTTTTCTTATAAACCACACTTCTTCCAGAATCGTCCAAACACCATTCCCAAATGATTTTATGGATTTCGGAGATGTTTTTACCCGGTTCGTGACTATCAAAAATGAAGTCATATAAAGAACATCCGAGACGCGTCAAATCAAAACTGGGATTGGGATCGATGCGCGGTTTGTTCTCGTTCATATAGGGTTCGCAATTATATTGCGTGTGGGCGTCGTTGTTTGGTGCGAAACTGTCGCTGCAAAATAGTTTGCCGTTGAATCGGTAAATGGCGCGACCAAAATCGATGATTTTGAAAATGCGTCCATAAGTCGGCACTTTGTAGTATGTTTTTTCATAACAATAGTAAAGGTATGGTTCGGTCGTCTCAATATACATTATGTTGTTGGTGTGTAGGTCGTTGTGTGTGAAATCGAATGCCTTCTGATAAACAATCAATATCATAATTACCTGGAACATGGCGCTGGTGAGTTCGTCGTCGGTGATGCGTTTATGTAATAACAGACTGTCCAATGTGTCTGTGCATTTTTCTTGAATAATTAACTGGACTGGAAAATTGTGGAGATAACAATATAGTTTTTGTTCCTCCTCGAATGATGTAGAGGATTCGGTTTCGGTTTCCCATGCTGAGTCCTTATCCGAGTCCTTATCCGAGTCCTTATCCAAATCTTCGTCCGAATTATCTTCTTCACTCGAATCTATATCTTCATTTGAGTCCGAGTCTTCGTCCAAATCTTCGTCTGAATCCGAGTCTTCGTTTGAATCTTTATGAAACGTATTTATTTCGCTCCCTTCTTCCACTTCAATCTCTTCAATCAAAACCGGTGTTTCATCATTTATAGAATTTTCAACATTAAGCGATGCCTCTACATTGTCTATATCCAAATCGATATTATCAGAATCCGACGCAATATTTATCTTTATACGATTGTTTCGCGACCCACTGCCGTGCTGCCCATCTTTCAAAAGCATTTTGATATTTTCATCCACATCAAACTTCTTCCCAATATTGTCTAAAAAATAAGAGGTATCATTCACATAATCGAAATCGTCCATTATGTCCATTTTGAATTTTTGCTGAACCCCCAGATACGACCCGTAATATTCCACCCCATGAATCAATCCGTGGGTTTCAGATAACATGCTTGATAAATATGAAAAAAAGGCGTCTGTGTAGGAACTGTTGTTTTCGTCAATATTCTTGGCTAAACAATGATTGGTGTCGGAGTTATATTTAGGGAGAGTTCTATAAACGGCACTGTTTAAATCATATTTTCCAATTAAAAAATGAATCGGATTCAATAGAGGTGAGAATTTAATATGTATCTTTTTCTCTATTTTACCGTTTTCCGAATATACCGTCTTTAAATCATGTGCTAAATATTGGTTGTTCAATGTAATTAGATTGTAATTGGATTCGTCGATCTGAAAAAAACGATTGTAAATGGGATTGTAGGATTGAAGATCGTTTATACGAAACGGATTGTAATCGACGCTTGTATCTTCATTTACATATTGTTCTTCCATTTTAGACAAGTCAAGTTTTCTCAGTTTTTTGTAACCAATTTGGAATCGAGGGACAGACATCGTGTTTTATAATTTACCTAAATTATAAAATATGGGAGCAATGAACTTATTACGTTTGTTCTGAATGTTTTATTTCTATGAACAACATATAATCATTCCAATGACTTTAGAATTAAAAAAATTCGATATGCGGAGTATCGTGTTTGACCCCAAAGAAAATAAGGGTCCCGTCATTGTTCTCATCGGGAGGCGTGATACCGGCAAAACGTTTTTGGTAAAAGATTTGCTCTATTTTCATCAAGACGTCCCCATCGGCACCGTTATCTCAGGCACAGAAGCCGGAAACGGTTTCTACGGGAAACTTGTCCCGAAACTCTTTATCCACGAGGAATACAACACGGTGCTCATCGAGAATGTGCTGCGCCGTCAAAGAACCGTTATGAAACAGTGTCAGAAAGAAATGGAGATGTACAAGAAGTGCTCGATCGACCCACGCACGTTTGTGATTCTGGATGATTGCTTGTATGATAACACGTGGGCGAAAGATAAGCTGATGCGCGCCCTGTTTATGAACGGAAGACACTGGAAAGTAATGCTTATTATCACGATGCAATACCCATTGGGTATCCCACCCAATCTGCGTACCAACATCGACTACGTTTTTATTTTAAGAGAGAACTATTTATCAAATCGTAAGAAAATTTGGGAGAACTTCGCCTCTATGTTTCCTACATTGGAGTCGTTTTGCTCGGTCCTCGACCAGACCACCGAGAATTACAGTTGCTTGGTTATATCGAACAACTCCAAATCCAACAAGATTACCGACCAAATTTTCTGGTATAAGGCCGAAGACCGACCTGACTACAAGTTGGGGTCGAAGGAGTTCTGGGAACTGTCGAAGAATCTTGCGTCCGACGACGAAGACGACGAATATGACCCGAATGCGAGAAAGAAAGCCAAAGGACAGAACATCACTGTTAAAAAAACCGGAGGCAAATGGTAGACGTTATAATTATAATAACATTGTTTGTGCTTTTATAGAAAACTGTTTTCACCTATCGCACAAAGATACGATTGTGATACTTGACGACACCATGTTTATCGACGGTTGGGAAAAAGAATGGACGATGGGTCCTAGGAAAGAGAAAACACAGAATAACAAAATATCAGAACTTGCTCGGAGGAAGAGGGATGTCTTGGGGTAAATATATATTGTAATTCCCAGAATCCACAGTATAAATAACTTTATTTATATAAATATAAAAACGTTTTGATATCAAATTATACAACAATGATATCAAACAAGCACATACTCTTGTTTGGCGGTTCAGGTTCGCTCGGCAATCAATTTATAGAAACCTATATTGGAAACAACACGATTACCAACTATTCACGCGACGAGAATAAACATTGGAAAATGGGACTGAAATATAAGACGGACCGACTGAAATTTGTAATCGGAGACATCCGCGATTACAACAATGTGGAAAACGCAATTTTGCGTGAGCAGCCTCATATTATTGTTATTATGGCTGCCTTGAAACACGTTGACCGTTGCGAATACGCAATCAATGAGTGCGTCCAGACGAATTTTATGGGACCAAGCAATGTATTGAATGTGATTGAGAAAAACACGGATCGAATTCAAAACCTTGAGTGTGTGGTGATGGTCAGCACCGACAAGGCATGCGAACCGACAAACGTCTACGGTATGGCGAAGGCCTTGGCGGAGAGTGCAATCGTGGAAAAGTCCCTCTATATTAAAAAGTATAAATTCGTCAATATCCGCTATGGAAATGTGCTGAATTCGCGCGGAAGCATTATTCCCATACTACACGAAAGGGGTGCGGATCCCGATGTAAAGGAATTCACATTGACCCACCCAGATATGACACGATTTGTGATGACGTTGGCGCAAAGTGTTGCGCTTATAGAATATGCGATTATAAAGGGGGAGTCGGGAGACACAATTATACCCAAACTGATTTCGATGAAACTGATTGATTTGTTGGAGATTTTTTCCGAGAAATATGGAAAACCGGTAAAGATCACAGGGCTTCGCCCAGGAGAGAAAATGTTGGAATCACTCATTTCGGAGACACAGGCGATGCGACTAGTAAAAACAGAAGAGGGATATATGCATATTAAACCACCGTATTCGAATTTGTTGGTGAAAGACGACATACAGAATTACAACAGTAAATTAAATCCATTAAACAAAATGGAGTTAAAAGAATATATGGACAATTTTTCTTTGGTTTAATATATAATGGATTATTTACAAACATATTCATCCGCTTTTTCAAATAAAACATACTCATCTGAACATCATATACAATATGATTTTGCTATAGATTGCATAAAGAAAATACACAATCATCTAGATACATTTACTTGTATTGATATAGGTAGTGGTCGAGGTCATCTAATAAAAATGGTAAAGAATTGTTTTCCAAATTCAACAATTACATCAGTTGATTTAGAAAAATTCAACAATGAAAATGTAAATTTTAAGAAATGTGATTTATCAAATGCGGATGATAGAAATAATTTAATTGATAATAGTTATAATGTATTATGCTGTACAGATGTATTTGAACACTTAGATAAATCATTTATAGAAGACGTAATAAAAATGTGCTCAGTATTATCGAAAAATTGTGTATTGGCTATTGCTACCCATAGTGATATTATGAATGGTATTGAATTACATACTATACAAGAAAATGATAAATGGTGGGAATTATATTTAACAAAATATTTCGTTATTGAAAAAAAAGAAATCCGTTATAATGGAACTCTATATATGTATTTTTGTACAAAAAAAACGAATCTCTAAACCCTATAAATTTCTTTATACTTTTCTGCGTCCGCGCGCAACAAACGCAGTCTGTCTTTTTCTACGTCGCACGGGTCGCTCGGTCTCGCTACAAAAAACGCCTTCTTACGTTTGTTTTTGTCTGTCGTGTTTTTGCTCAAATACGACAGGGTTATGAAAATGCGTTTGCTTTCGGGAGGACATGCCGCGGGTTCGGGGTTTCCGTGCCACGCATAATCATCGCATGTAAATAGCACAAGTCTATTAAACAACGGCGCGATACTATCAACCTTTTCAATGAGCTTTGCGTCATTATTTACGCAATTTTCACCGCGCCAAATTTCTAATTCGCATCCATACTCGGGTTTCCATTCATAACTTAGATAAATACCCAATGTGATTTGTTTTTTAAGGTCCATCGTTGGATGGACTCCGGCATCTACATGAATATCCAGTTTGTCTCCGTGTCCATATTTATGAACCCCCCAAAAATTGCGCGTATCATCTAGGATCAAATCATACCCAACTACGCTAGACAGATGCGCAACAAATCGGTCCGACGTAAGTTCGTCAAATAACGTGGTAAGATGGTTAGGAAAATGGAATTTGTCGCGTAGTGTGAATTTTTGCTCGAATGGGTTCTCATATCTATCCCACGCTTCATCCGAAATGTTTAAAATCTCGGTTTGTAATGCCGTTGCAAATGTTGCGTCCATGAAATTGTCCTGATACATATGCGGGTATGGCGCTATGTCCGCATATTGTTCGCGAGACCGTGAAATATTGGACAAAGAAGGGTTCATATAAACATAATATTCGACTATGTTTATATTTTATTTGAATCATTATTTACATAATGCGTTTTATCATTTTCTCAAACAAAGACCTTTCACCATTCACTTCGGTTCGGTCAAATGTGTTTATGAATTTTTTTGTAGAAACTCCGCCATTATACCAATGAATACCGAAAGTACAATCTTTGATTGCCGATTCATCTGTCGAAGTGAAAAACCCATCTATATTATTCCACACAAACGGATAAATGTGTTCAGATTGTAAAAAGTGTAAAGCTTGTTTATTGGCTCTATTAAATTCGGTTTTCCATAAATGAGGTCCTATTTTTTGATAACTGTCCAACTGTTTGTTTTTAATAATATTCACCGCAGATGTATATAAGTTAGTAATCATCTCACATTTTGGTTTTCCCGCAAGAAACCCAGTTGGAATTGCGCCTTGATATGTAAATAATAACATATCGACATCCGACGAAAATAAAAATGGGGGGATTGGTTTTATGAATAAAATATCCATATCAAACCAAACTCCACCGTGTTCATATAATTTCACAATCCGCGTGAAATCCGCTTTATAAACACACGATATGTTGTTTTCAATATTGTATTCATTTTGAAAATCGATAGCCACTAACTTTATTTTTTCACGGTTTATGGCGACAATTTCGTCGAGTGTGATTTTTTTATTTATCTCTACACTGTGCTCTGGTGTTTTCCACTGTTTGAATATATCAGTTGGGTTAAGAGCTGTATATATAGTAATATCCAATTCGGGATTGTGTTTATGGAGCGAATAGATGGTGTAATAATGGAGTTCCGATAGTTGGTCGCCCTCCCAATAAGTAAATAAAATTTGGGGTATCATGGTTGGATCTATATAATGCTATTAATAAAGTATTTTTATATTTTTATATTGTTATATACATTTTGTCTATTTGTGTAAAAACCTTTGGATTTCATCTACTATTTTGCGACTCGTGGTTCCGTCGCCCAACCAGGAAGCATCCATATTATATGCCTCAGAGTCTAACCATTCAAACACCTGATCAAAGTCTTGTTTCAGAGATAGCTTAAAACTACAGTTGTTCGCATAACTTTGTGGTCTTTCTGTGAAATCCCGCGGGACAATAACACGCGTATTCAAGAGAGCCGGTTCTTCTTGTCCAGTTCCACTGTCGCTAATGATAAACTTAGAATGATACACTGTCTCTAAATATTCCTGGTATGGTAGCAGCGGAATCATCTCAATGTCGCCCAAATCGAGTCCCCATTTCTGGATTGCGTCATCCAACCGTTTGAAATACAACAGTTTTACTGGGACACCGTATCGTTTAATACACGCATTTCCAAAAAGCAGCGTGTTTTTGAGTCGGTCTTCGTATTTAAAGTTTTCGGGGCGATGAATATCCATTAAAATCATATCCTTTCGTTTTTCACAATTCATTACCCGGTCCTTGAACATATTGAAAGGTTCCACAATGGTGTTTCCAACCACAAATACATTATTTCGAATATTTTCCAGCTCAAGTTGTTTCTTGTAATCATCGTGATAGACAAACAAAATGTCGCTACAATGATCGCATACTGTCCGATTTATCTCTTCTAACATTCTCTTGTCGTATGACCGCATGCCGGCTTCAATGTGTCCAATTCGATAACCCTCCTTTTTAAGAGGGAACGCCACCCCCGCCGAGTTGGAGTCGCCCAAAAACAGAATTAAATCGGGGGACACATTTTGCTCCTTGAACAGATTTGGGATGGCCGTTGACAAATACGCCAATTGTTCAAAATGATTGGATGACTTTTTGCCGGTCTCCAAAATATAGTCGGGTTTTCGAATATTAAGCTGTTCAAAAAATACGTCGCTCAGATGTGTATCAAAATGTTGTCCCGTGTGGATAAGCACGTGGTTGAATTCCTCGTCCAATGCCTTAAATACAAAACTCATTCGGATAAAATCGGGTCTTATTCCGGTAATAGTTACGACGGTTTTCTTCATATAATAATATTTATTATAGGATGATGTTTTTAAATTGATTCCGTATCTAATATAGATATGTATTTTTGAGTGTCTTTCCACATTTTTGTTTTATAATCAAAAATCGGTTTATTTGAAACCTTGTCTTTACAATATCCTTGATATGCGTTTTGGTGAAACAAGTGGATTCCCATACATTTTTGTGTTTTATATACAATATTAAAAAAAGAGATATTATTCGATTTAACTTTAAGAACAAAATCGTCATCGTCAAAATCTTTCCCCATGGTATAATCATAACTAAATTCCTTGATTTTTTCAAAAGTTTGTCGGGTTAACGCAGTGAAAAAATGTAAAAAACGGTTTCTTTTTTCAGAATGCTGATACCAACACATCCATTTTATTTCAGGGCTTTTAATATTCTCTATATTTCTTATATCTTTTGTGTATATTTTTTCATTGTCGGCAAGACTTTTTGACGCATTTACATCGAACACGTAATATTTGTCGTGTTCTACACCCACATTTATTAGACTAAGCGGATCGCCAATATGACATACTTCGGCATTCTGGATAACAACCTTGCTGCCTTTGATAAATTTGAATCCAATATTGTAATTGACGACTGGATTCACCCAATTTTTATTCTCACGCTTGATACGAATAAAATCAATATAAAATCCAAAGTTGGTTGATAATTTGGTTATATCGACATGATCCACATCCGAATCGTCTACCAACACCACATGAACATTTTTATGGGAACTATTACTAATAGACTGCAGTGTAAAATATGTTTGCTTAGACCGATTCGAACTCGTCATCACAATTGATATTGTATTGTCGGGTAATTCACGTGCGTTTATTTCATGGTGTTCAAACAACGAGGGGTCTTTGGATTCGACCTTACGTCGTATTTCGGCAATGATGTCTTTGGATTTTAAAAGCAGTTCCATCTCTATAATAATTCAAAAGAAACCAAATCTTTAATTTGTTTTTCTAGAGGTTGTATATGAAATAATTCGGTTTCAATGCTAAACAAAGTTTTATCAACGGTCTCAACTGATGTTGTCTTGTGAATTTTGATATTCATTCCGAATGCCTCTTTTATAAAACACGCCATCTCATATTTACTCGCGGGGGTCGGTGAATAAATGTGTCGCACACCCTTCCAAAACAGGTTTCCCTCTATTATTTCTAACAGGATGCGGCAATATTCGAGACATGTGATTCCGTTCCAATAATGATTTGACCACCCACTGATTTCACCTTTGCTATTCAATACCCATTCCAAAAACGACTTTTTATTGTTCTTTTCTCGTCCAATAATAGAGGTACGTATAACCGTGCTTTCTGGCGGTTCTCCCAACGACTTGCTCATTCCGTATAGACCCGGTTCGTCGTGTGCGTCGTTCTCCACATATTTCCCGCCTATTTTTGTGCCCGAAAAAACGCAATCTGTAGTGGGTTGAATCATCTTGGCGCCGTGTTTTTTACAAACTCCCCATAAAATATGCGGAAACAAACTGTTTATCAAAAAATAAGTCTTGTTATCAAAACCGTCGGTCGTTCGCTGCGGTATTTGACCCACGCAGTTAATCACACAGGTCTTGTCGTCAATACCTTCAGTTTCCAACCACTCCTCTATACGGGGCAAACTTTCGTTGGTGATTCGTGCTTTTATACATATTACGCGGTATTTGGATGCGCTGAAAAAACTATACACGTATCTTCCCAACATACCGGTAGAACCGAAAAGTATGATTTTATTTATGGCGTCCGTCATTTGTAATATAGAGACAATAATACTTATATTTATTTTTTTACAATTTTAATATCAATATCAGGGTTTATGAGAAATACAGATTTAATCAGAGTTGCTCTCAAATGTGCAAATAATATTATTTATTATTTTACGCGAAACAACATAAAAAGAACCCGCGATTATCTACAACTTCACTATGCAAACATCAACAAATACCCACAAAAGCACTCAGAATGAACTTCTTCTGAGCAAACTGCTTGAGTTTTATTCCGTGTCTGAAAATATGGATAAATTCTTGAAGGTAATCAACGGCGAATCCGTGTCTCTGCGAATCATCGATTGGTTCGTCACCAACTACGCCAAGGAATTCTTGACTGTATATTCGATTCCCGCCAAATACCAGAGCGGCACTGTGTTCAATGGGGAGACCGACAAAGAGCGTTTCAGCGTATTCAAGAGTTACCGCCTGGAACTGAAGGCATACGGCAAGGTGCGGTTTGACCCATTTTGTCGCCGTGACCGTATTATGATTCCATACAATGCCGAGACCAATGTCGAGACGACCATTGGGCAACTGAATTTTTTCAAATGGACCATCGAGAACCAGATCATTGAGTACATTGAGTCCAATTATGATGCGATTGAGGCGGATATGAACACGCGCAACAGCATTTCGAAACGCAAATCGTCGGACTCGGAATCGTCGACGGAGAGCAATAAGACGCGAAAAAGACGCGAGGAGTTATCGGTGTCTGCTTACAAGAGCGTCATCAAGGAATCGGTGAAGATTGTAGTGAAATTCAATTAGCTATGAATCAATATATAAGTAGTATTACACGTGTATATTGATTGTATTATTTAGTATTTGCGGGCACTCTTTCGTCTCTTCTTGTCTTTTTTGCCCTTGTTCTTCTTTGACTTGCCTCCGAACAAACCCGAAAAAATAGACTTATCGGTTTGTTGGTTTCCACCCATCATATCATCGGTTTGTTGGTTCTGGTTTTTCATATCGGTTTGCTGGTTCTGGTTTTTCATATCGGTTTGCTGGTTCTGGTTTTTCATATCGGTTTGCTGGTTTCCGCCTATCATATCATCGGTTTGTTGGTTCTGGTTTTTCATATCACCGTTCTGCTGGTTCTGGTTTTTCATATCACCGTTCTGCTGGTTCTGGTTTCCTCCCTTCAACAAACCATTTTGGGCATGTGTTTTCATATCACCGTTCTGGTTTCCTCCTCTATACTTCCTCCTCATTGATTTCTTATTATTTTTCTTATTCTTATTTTTCTTTCCTCCTTTCATGGTGGGGACTTCAAATTTTGCGGGACTATTGGTAGCAGCGGCAGCATCACCTCCCACTTCGGTCATTTTACTATCCATCGGATATGCTTTACTAAGTTCGGCAGCCATTATATATTATACCAACATAAAAAACATTGTAATATGCTAAAAGAAGTAACCTTTTTTCAAACGCAAATCGGTTTTGCTAATTCGTATGTGAAAACTCTTTCAAAATAAACGTCTTGATCGATTTAAGCCATTTATTACCGACGCAGTCAGCGTCCAGATTCTCCACGTCATAGGTTGTCTCGGTATTGGTATTGATATGGAGTACCGGATACACATAGTTCTCATGATCGATTCTATGTGTGGAAACATAATCCGTCAACTGCTCCTTTGCGCTACATCGCGTGTGTATCAACCACTTGGAATGGTAGTCGCGACATTTCTCTAAATACGCCAATGGGATACCTTCTTCGCCCGTGCGGGAGCGACGCGTTATACGGTCCCTACATACATCGGGGTCAGAATCGATGTAAACCACCGCATCTACGCGATAGTCCTTGATGAACTCATAGTACCATTTATTGTAGATTTCGAATTCCATTACATTCGCCACCCCGTCGTGGTAGAGCATATTCATGAAAATATTTTTGTCGGCGCACAGGGAGCGCTCTATAAAGATGATTTCGCAGTCGGGGTTTTCTGAGATGGCGTTTTTCAAAAGGGTGAGACGACTGATGTAGGCCATTACTTGGAATGTGAATGCGTAGCGTTTGGAGTCACGATAGAAGTTCTCTAAAATAGTGTGGCCGTTTTCGTCGCGGATGCTTTCCCAGATATCGACGGGCTCCTTGAGAAAGAGGATTTTTCCGGACAATTGAGGGCATGCTTTCTTCAAATAACTGCCGAGACTGTCGATAATTGTGGTTTTACCGGCGCCGATGTTTCCCTCGATGCTGATTAAGAACGGTTTTTTTGTGAAAGATGTCATTGTTATAATTATATTGGGTTTTGTTTTCTTATTGTTTTGATTAATATATTTTGTCGGTTTCAATTTTATAAGCGCCCGAAGGGCGCGACAGATAAAGGTCGCTACGCTTTAAGCGCCCGAAGGGCGCGACAGATAAGGCTTACTGAAAGACTTGCCGACAGTCGGCGACGAAGGGCGCGACCAACAGATAAGACAATCCACCCGAAAATAGGCTTGAGAAACACTTTTCAAATCAAATTAAACAAATGGTTTAAATAATAATAATGTTTGATCCGTCACTCTCTGACTTAATTAAATTTGAACCATATAATCCAGCAGTCGAGGCATATTCGGCAGATACGAAATCAAATTGGTCGAAAGGTAAATATTGGCTTGGTGGACAAATTCCGATGAACCCCGACGACAAAATTACCGACGTATTGATTGCGAAAGTACAACAAATGTTTGAGGGGTCCGATGAATATGTGTGTAACAGTAGTGAAATGGCCAGTGTTCGTAACGCACT